GTCTCCAGCATCTTTAATCCAGTCACTTAATGATCTCTGCGAATCGGACACTTGACCTTCCTCTCTTATAACCTTCATTAAAGGCTTTGGCTTTTGCTGAGTTCCAAAGACTCCAGATATAAAGGCCGATAAATGGAACGCCAATTGTTATTCCCACAACTGCTTCATCAGATAAATTAGGAAACATCTGCACTCACCCCATATTTATCAAGCCAATATGCAGAGATTTCAGCTTTGGATAAACGACCTCTTAACTGCTGCTTACCCATTCGCTCTTTAGCAAATCTTCTTATTATTGATCCCTTAACCCAATTTGTCTCATCAGTCCAAGCCCCTGCTTGAGAATCAAATCGAATTAGAGCTACTTTATTTACCATTTTGCTCCCGTTCTGTAATCCCTAAATGGATTAACGGGTTAAATGTATTTGCTTAAATCTATTTAGACAAGCAAAAGCTCGGCGAGTCGGATATCAAAGAAGCCGCATAGCCTCTCTGAATGGGCTTTGTTGCTAAAATCGGTTGTAATCGGAAGGCTTTTCAAAACCCACTCAGGCTCTATTAGAGCCCCCAAGTCAAACTGGTAGATGCCCTTAGGTGTCGCATTGATATACAGGGTCTTAGCGCCCGTCCTAGCCCTTATATCGGCCAGATAATCCCACTTCTTCTTCTCAATCAATAAGCGGTCATAGTGCGTTCTACGGCATTTGAGCTCGATATAAGAATCGCTAGTAATGCCATCTGCTCGGTCGGTCGCTGATAAGGGCGTCAAGTCTGGGTAAAGCGACTTGAGAGCCTCGAATAACTCGACTTCCCTAAAGTAAATTAGTTATCTTCCTCGCCATCTTCCCAACCAATTTTCTTTATTGGGTCATCGGCTGGCACTATCCAATCAGGGTAAGAGCTGCGATCCATAGCAAAGGCTAGAGAAGTGCCTTCGTCCATTCCAGCTCTGCGACAAGCTTTATAAACTTCATTGGCAGCAATAGCCCAAAAATCAATCTTTGTTAAAGGCGTCTCTTTAGTAGTGCGCTTACGCTTTACTGGCTTCTTACTTACGCGCTTTCGCGTTGCCATTTCTGACCCCTCTCGCTAGGGCCAATTCTAGCTGAGACTCCATTTTATCAAGGCGCGACACTATTGGAATATTCTCCAATTTAATTATGTAGCGAAGGCCAGCAATTAGTAGGGCAATTGATCCCAAGACTGACGCAACTAGGGTTGCTAATTCAGCTGCAACCATTACCGGACTTTGCCGTATCGCTCGTAGTTAGGATTAAGCCAGTTAATGATGCTAGGCAAGACTGACACTAGAGCGGCATTTGCAATCGCATTGAGGTCGAATCCCACCGCTAGGTAGGTCGCTAGTGCTGTCGCTAGGAATGTCTTTGCCCAGCTTTCGGCCATCTTTTTTAGATCGCTCATTCTTGTCTCCTTCTAGGTCAAAGTAACTGCTGTCTTTGTCTCCCAAAGTTGTAAAGCTAATATGGAAATGCGAACGATGCGGATTAGGGCCTGAGTATTTACGCCGCTTCCAGCCCAGTATTGGGCTCATAATCTTGCCATCGTAGATAATATATTTAATGCGCTTATCGCCTCTCTTTGCGCACTTACGAATTTTCTCAACCAACGCATAAGCTTCTTCTTTGTGCGCTGCTAGGTCAGAATCAATATCTATAGCTCTAACGATTCCATTTGCTGGTATATGGTCAGAACTGCCTTTAGCAATATGCCGAGCATCAGCAATCCAGCCGTCAGACTTCCTATCGCGATCAGGATAATCGTCATCGATTTGCTCCCGTAATTGGACACCAGCTGCGCATAGTTTAGGCATTATCTTGAGGGATTGTCTAAAGCCCTAAGGCCTTCAAATCATCAGCAGTTAAGCCAAGAGCTTCAAGTTTGCCTTGCGCTCTCGCTTTGGCTTCGGCTTCAAGTTGTCTTTTTATTTTCAATTGCGCCTGTATTTCCTGCATTTTTTTACCATCTGCTTCATTTTGCTTTATTTCATCTTCAGTTAATTCAATTATTTTAATTTCATCAGTTTGAGCATTATGTTCTATTTTTATGTTCTCCATTATTTAACTCCATATAGTATGTAAGAACCGCCTGCAAATGTAGTCGGTGAGCCTTCTGTTCTAATTTGCACTGAAGTTATTGCTGAGTTAGAAAGCCAACGGCCTGTTACTGTTCTGCTAACTTTTGGGCTAGCATCATTAGATAAATCTGAGCCAGTAACAAAAAAGTGTTTATTATATGTTGTATTAGCATAGTTATAAATATTAAACATTGCAACATAACCACTTCCAGTTGCATCGGCATTGTAATTGTAATTAAAATATAGGCTTGAAGTAAGATCAACATTGTAATCAGCTGAAGTTCCGCTTGCATCAAAGTCTTGATGACTACTCTGATAATTTGACCCAGAATCAGAATTAACTCTTATAGTTAAATAACCATCTTGGCTAAATGTGTAATTATAAACAATTAACTGCAAATGATTATATGTGCCTGCAATACTTGTAATGCTTGCACCTTCAATAGCCGATGCTAAAGTGCCAGTTGCTAAAGAGGTCATCCCACCGCCACTAGCAGGTGCAGCCCACTTCAACCCAGTAGTTTCCGCAGAATCCGCAGTTAAAACTGTTCCGTTAGCGCCAACACCGAGACGCGCATCAACTGTTGAAAATGTAAAAACATCTCCTTTAGTTGTTAAAGGTGTTTGATCTGATGGACTTGCCCAGCTTGGAACTCCAGCTGCGACTGTTAAAACTTGCCCTGCTGAGCCAATAGCTAATCTAGTGTTTGTGTTGCTGGTCGATGAGCGATAAGCAATATCTCCATGCGTTGTTTCAGGATTTAGCGCCTTGGTGGTTGTATCGATTGAGCTGCCAAGGGTTCTTATCGCAGCTGCGCCATCCTTGACTAAATCTGTATCGTCTGGAGTCTCCCAGTTGTAATTCGTTGTATTGGCCATTAACTAATAACTCCTATCGCGTCTTGCCATTCTAGCGTATTAAGAACACTATTCCAGCTTTCCGCTGCATTGACTTGAGCCCATTGTTGGGCAAAGGCCGAGAACTCTGTTGGGGTAGCTAAGAAGGTAACTGAGAGGCCTGAGACGGAAGCGTTGAAGGTCCAGCCCTCGATAAAGCCAGTAAATTCGCCACCTAGAATATTAAGGGGCAGGTTGGTAATTCTGACTGGCTGACCCATAAAAATATTAAGCAAGGCATCTCGGTCGGCGTTATCAATCTCTGGGGATTGCAACGCAAATGTGATCGATTGGAAGGTGTTTCTAGGCCAAGCGCGAAGCTGAATTAGGCGATCTGCTACATCCTCGACATCCGCTGCATTTTTTAAATAGCTATTAAATTGCTCGGCAAATAACCCGTATTCGGCTTGAGAGTCTAAATCTTGAGCCGTATAGGAGCTATTAAAATTGTTGCCATAGTCCATAATTATTTTATTGCTTAAATCGCCTTGACGCTGGATTATGCCAATGCCAGAAGCTATGGCGTGAGAAGCGTCTAAGTCTGTGTAGCCGTTGGCTATTAAATAATCTTGGCGATGGCTGGCATCCGCGTAGTTAATATTGCCATTAGCATCTTCATACATATAACCAAGGGCCGAGCTAGCAATTTGATTAATAATTGGGTAAATGACGCCATCGGTAATTTGACGGCTAACCATTGTGTATTCGCCAGCGTCAATCTCGCCAAGTCCGATATCGCCAGCATCAGACCAAATCTCAGTAGCAGGTTCATAGGTTGCCCAAGTTTCAGCTGGTGGCAATTCATTCCAACTGGAAAGCAATAGGTCATCTAGCAAGTCGGTAATCTGAGCGCCGTCTAAACCTTGAGCTAAATTGCCGTCAAATATTGCTCTTTGAGTTTTGGCTAATGCGCCAATTGCGGTAATTCTTAAGCTAGTAATAACTGCACTTGATCCTGCGCTGCGGACAATTTGCCTTAAGTCTGAAACGCGACCGCCAAAAATAGCCACATATGCGCCAGTTGTATCTTTGACTTCAATGGTTACTGCTGTATTAACGCCAAAATCATAATTAGTTCCATCGGTGTTTATAACTTCTAGTGAGCAATAGCCCGCTGGAGTAGGTGAGTTTATATCCTGACGGCCAGAGGTAATAGTTAGGTTGCTTAAAGTTACTGAAGTTAATTCATCGCCATTGACTAAAATCTTCCAATCGGGAGTCCAAAGGGTCATAGGATTTGGGCTCGAGTTCTTAAATCGCCACCGCCAGTAGTTCCGCGATTAGTAGAATTGTTAAGAGCCAAAACTACCGCCCGAGTAAATCCTTCTTCATCTATTGCGCTTGGCGCATTAACATTAATAGTAACACCAGCGTTATTTGCTGAAACTGTCCCAGCAACATTGAAGCCAGAAGGGATTGCATTTCCACTAGGAACTAGCGTTGATGGGGTGCTAACTGCTGATCCTGATGGGACGCTTGGGGTAGTCGATGGCTTAGGAGCTGGGGGAAGGCTAGGACTTGGAGCAGTTGCAATCTTTGGAAGTGATGAACTGCTTGGAGTGCTAGGAGCTGAGAATGAAGGCTTAGAGATAGTAGCGACATTAGGCAGAAGTGGGACGGCATTGTAAGCCCTAATAAGGACATTTATTGCATCAATGGCAAAATTTACCGCGCTCTTTATTCCATTAACTACGAAGCCAATTACATCAAGAACACCACCAGCCACCTTGCCAATGAAGCTAAGCGCTGCGCCAAGATTGTTAATCAATACGGGAACTACAAAGTCTTTAATAAAGTTATAGAGGATAGTTAGAGAATCCTTATTTCTTGCAATTGCATCGGTAACTGGCTTTAGTGCTGCGTCTTTGAACTCAATAAATTTAGGGATAACTGTGTTTATAAAGTAATCCAAGAGCTTTTGAAGGGTCGGTAGCAAAGCAGCTCCTACGGATTCTTTGGCTTCATCAAAGCCCACTTTGAGTCTTGCTATTTGACCTTCAAAAGTATTAGCTTGAACTGTAGCTGCTCCACCAAAGGTTTGGGCTAATTGTTTTACAGTTCCTTCTAGTCCAAGGGTTTTGATTTCTGCAGCAGACAAGCCAACACCTAAACGCGTTAGAGAGCCTGTATTGCCTTCATATGCTTTACCTAAAGCATTAGATACTGCCTCTACACTTTTGCCAGTAGCAGCTGATATGTCTAAGGCTAGGTTTAATAAATCTTGGGACTCGGTTACTGATCCTGTTGCAGTTGCTAGACGCTGGAGCGCTGGGCGCAGTTGGTCATCAGCAACGCCAGTAGCCAAAGAAGTTTTGAGTATCTGCTCCTCGACTGCCGAAATCTGAGCTTGAGTTGCACCAGTAACATTCTTAAGGGCATTGGCTAAACGAAGCTGGGCAGCCTCATCTTCAATGGCTGCTTTAACGCCATCAACTGCTAACTTGACTGCATAGGCCGCCGCTGCTGCCGCTGCTGCTGCGAAGGCGGCTGCTGCAACCTTGCCAAACTTCTCTAACTTACCGCCAAAGCCTTCAACCTCTTTAGAGCCACTATCAAGATTTTTTTTGAGATCAGCAACATCAGCAAGAATCGAAAGCTTGAGCGTTCTACTGCCAGCCATTACTTATCCCACTCTTTCAATATCTTGGAAAATGCTTCTTGCCATTTCTTAATCAATTCAGGCTGAATCTTACGAAGGGTTGGGTAGATAAAGTAGCCAGCGTTTCCGCGACCTTTGCTCGGTGTTCTTCTGGGGAACTGACGCAAGCGATTACTTCCAAATTCATAACCCGCCCAGAGTTTTTGTGTGCTACCGCCACCAGAAAAGCGCTGACTTGCAAAGCCGTAAGAAAACTCTCCGATTTTGGAACTGGCCGAGACTTTAACGCCTGTTGCAATTCTTCTAACTGCTTCTTGACCAAAAGTCCTTGTGAGTGCATAGGCTTTGATTTCATTTGCTGCATAAGTAGCCAGCGCGCTAGATTCTGATTTAGCTTGGCTAACGGCTTCGTCATCCATCGCTTTAAATGCGGAAATGATTGAGCGGAGCTCGCGCTTGTCATAGCTGATTGGTAACTCATCTGCCACCGCTACGCTCCTTTAATATATCTATGGCCGTTAATACTTGGTCTATATCTGTCCAGTAAGGCATCGGAATCCCAGTTGCGATAGCAATCTCGATGATTAGTCGGTTGATGCTTCCGGGCTCGTAACTTTTGGGCTTTCATCTCCAATCGTCATTTCCTCAACTGTCAGCTCCCAAATCTCTTGGGACTTGGTTGGCTTCCCTGCTGCTTCGCGCTTATACGCAAAGTAGGCAAGGTCTAAGAAGTCCGCTTGCTGATAAGCCGTTATATCCTTCATCGAATAAATCGACTTACCAGTTTTGCGTTCCCACTTAGCCCATTCTGGCAAGCCAGCTTGGTAAGTAGCTGATTCGCCTGAGCTGTATTTAATTGTGATTGAAATTTTCATAGCTCCCGATGCTCCGATCTCTTAGCTGAAGGTCTCTGTTGGTGTTCCAATTACTGTCATCGTCCAAGTGTCGGTGAGTGCTCCAGGAGCAGCTCCACCAGCAGTTGGGAAGATTGG